CAATTAAGAGAGTGGGCATCATGATTAAAAAAGCAGTAGCACAAAAGTTAAATGAACAACGAAACTATTTCAAACCGTTTAATTATCCTTGGGCTTATGATGCGTGGTTGAAACACGAACAGTCCCATTGGCTTCATACTGAAGTTCCAATGGCCGAAGATGTTAAAGATTGGAAAAAGAAACTATCAAATGAAGAAAAACAATTTCTCACCCATATATTTCGCTTCTTTACTCAAGGAGATATTGATGTTGCGGGTGGCTATGTTAACAATTATCTACCTTACTTTCCGCAGCCGGAAGTAAGAATGATGCTCATGGGCTTTGCTGCTCGTGAAGCCTTACACATTGCTGCATATTCACATTTAATTGAAACTCTTGGTCTACCAGAAGCTACATATAATGAATTCTTTGAATATCAAGAAATGAAAGATAAGCATGATTATGTTTTAGATTTATCTGCTCAAAATACTACTAAAGAAAATACTGCAACACACATTGCCGTGTTCTCTGCATTTACTGAAGGCATGCAGTTATTTTCCTCTTTCATTATGTTGTTGAATTTTCCACGACAGGGTAAGATGAAAGGTATGGGACAGATTGTAACTTGGTCTATTGTTGATGAAACTCAACATGCAGAATCTATGATTAAGTTATTCCGCACATATATAGAAGAAAATAAAGAGATTTGGAATGATGAACTCAAAGGACGTATTTACTCTATTGCAGAGAAAATGGTTGAACTGGAAGATAAGTTTATTGACCTCGCCTTTTCTATGGGCGCTATGGACGGTCTATCTAGTGAAGATGTCAAAAAGTATATCCGTTATATTGCTGACAGGCGTCTTATATCTCTTGGTCTTAAAGGCATTTTTAAAGTAAAAAAGAATCCACTACCATGGGTAGAGGAAATGATTAACGCTCCAACACACACTAACTTTTTTGAGAATAGAGCAACTGATTATGCAAAAGGTGCTCACTCAGGGGATTGGGGTGATGTGTGGGCTCACTAAGGAAAAACAATGAGTACAAAAGATGTAACAGGAGAATGTTCTAGTTGTGAATCAACTTATGACATACAATATATGGAAGAACTAACATCCGAAGAATACCCACAATTTTGTCCATTTTGTGGTGAAGCCATAGACGAATTAACCGAGTCAGACTATATAGAGGATGAAGATGACTTGGATAAAGAGGAATGGGACAACTAAACTGGATTTATAAAGAACTGGATTTTACTGAAGATATGATTGGTGAAGATTATGGATTCGTCTATATTATTACTAATGAAGTAACTGGTAAAAAGTATATTGGTAAGAAATTTTTCTATTCAGCTAAGACCAAACAGGTCAAAGGCAAGAAGAAAAAGATAAAAGTACCAAGTGATTGGCAAACTTACTACGGTTCCAATGAGGAATTAAAAAAAGATGTTATAATGCATGGCAAAGAGTCTTTTCGTAGAGAGATAGTTCACCTATGTAAATCCAAAGGTGTATGTGGATATCTCGAAGCAAAAGAACAGTTTGTCAATGGAGCACTTGAATCCGAGGATTATTACAATTCTTGGATTATGGTAAGAGTTAGAAAATCACATATTAAAGGTTTACAATGTTAGATGGTATGCAAGAGCTTGGAGAATTTGATGCTATATTCTTCATGCCAACAGAAAAGAATAATGTACACATACAATCGAATGTTTATAAAAACAAAGGTATGCCAATAGAAGGTAATATTGTTGGTGATAAATGGCATATTATATTATTTCAAGAAGATGATGAAGAAAATGATGAGAAATTAGTTATCAAAAATTTTGATACATTTGAAGCCATATTTTCGGATCCTAGAGAATATATTTCCGATTTAATTAAAGGTGGTTGGTATGGTATCATTTCCCGTAAAACTACCACTTCAGAAAATTTCTACCAAGATGCGCTTGCCAAATTTGAAGATATGTGATACAATATAGTTTTGAAACTTGAAAGTTTGTTATGATTCTCGTTGACTTGAACCAAGTCCTACTTGCTGGCCTTATGGCACAAATATCTAATGGAAAAAAGTCCATGTATGGAAAAACATTCACATTAGATGAATCTCTCATTAGACATATGGTCCTAATGATACTCAAAACCCACCTAAAGACGTTCCGTAAAGACTATGGTGAAGTTGTACTCTGTTGTGACAACCGCAAGTATTGGCGCAAGGAGTTCTTTCCATTCTACAAGGCAAACCGTAAAAAGAACCGTGAAAAATCAGACCTCGATTGGCATATGATTTTTGACATGCTTGCCAAATTCAAACAAGAACTAAAAGAAAACTTTCCATATAAAGTAGTGGATGTTGAAGGTGCTGAAGCTGATGATATCATTGGTACACTTGTACCACGACATATCATGTCGGAGAATATTCTAATCATATCAAGTGACGGTGACTTTCCACAATTACAGATGTATAACGGTAGAAGTTCATTCACAGTTAAACAATATAATCCATCACAAAAGAAATTTATCGTATCAGTAAATCCATTGGAAGAACTAAAAGAGAAAGTTATCCGTGGAGATAAAGGTGATGGTATACCAAATGTATTATCTTCATCGGATTGTTTTGTCCGTGATATCAGACAAACACCAATCAGTAAAGGTAAACTAGATAAATTGATGGAAAAAGACTATGGTGAATGGGAAGATGAAAATGCAAGAATCGGATTCTCTCGTAACCAGACACTAATTGACCTCAGACATATACCAACTGATATCAAAGATAAAATCATAAATACTTATGAAGAAACAATACCTGTTAAAGGTAAAATTTTGGATTATTTTATTGCAAACAAGCTTAAGAGTTTAATAGAAGTAATTGAGGAATTCTAATGATGATAAAAACAATATATGAAGTATTTGATGAATTTGAATTAGCTAAAAATAAAAAAGAACGAATGGCGGTGATTGAAAAAAATCTATCACAACCACTTGTGAATGTTTTAAAATTAACTTACCATCCAGAGTATCAATGGAAGGTAAAAGAATTACCTGAAAATTATAAGATACCAACTGATATGTTACCAGGAATTACATATGATAGTTTAAATGCTCAAATGCGTAAATTATATATGTTTAGAGTTGGTGACCAAACAGCAGAAAATTTAACCGAAAGAAAAAGAACGGAACTATTAACACAAATGTTAGAATCTATCGAGCCTCGTGAAGCCGAAATAATTTTAGGTATTTTCCAAAAAGATTTGGGTGTTAAAGGCTTAGATTATAAATTTGTAAAAGAGGCATTTCCAGATTTACTACCATGACCAGAGAAAAAATCATCATCACTTCAGGTGATTTTGATCCTCTTACTATTAAGGAATTACGGTTTCTTAAAAAGTGTCGCAAAAAAGGTGATTGGTTAATAGTCGGTGTTCATTCTGATATGCATGTGTTTATGACAACAAATGGAATTTATACAGGTCATAAAGACCGTGTTGAAATTTTACAAAATATAAATTGTGTTGATGAAATTCTTAATTTCAATGATGCAGATGGAACAGTCTGTAATCTTTTGAAATTGGTGAAGCTGTGTTATCCTCAAGCAGATATCACCTATATTTCCGACCGTGATATGCATAATACGCCGGAAACAAAAATTAGAGGTATTACTTTCGAAGTGTTAAAATAAGGAGCAATGGTGTCAAAATTTGTGGCAAAGTTTCGCAAAGAAAACGATTATAGTGATGATTATAATTTTTCAAAAAAGAGAAAACGTGGAAATCGACATGATCCTGTAAAAAGGATGATTAAACAAGGATATGATGAATTGTTACAGGATTTCGGTGACGATTACCAACCATCCAGAAAAAAAATGAAACGAATTTACTAATTTACCTAATGTTGTAGGAAAACAACAATAAACTTGCCTTATTACTCCAATGTGATATAATACATTTATACGTTGGAGATTATATTATGATAATTTATGCTAATATTCGCAAAAGTAAGGTAAAACTCAAACCTAAGCAGGAGCGTGAGGAATACTCTGCTTGGCTCGAAAAACATCAAACCCCTATTGTTTCAAAGCGTAAACAATTCAATCTATCTTCATATAAATTATCTCCAGCGCCAGGTCGTGAAACTGTGCGATATCCATCATTAAATACAGGTGAAGGTTTAGCAACAAAATCAGCACCAAAGGTTTATACAGGTACAAAAGTGCTCGGAATTGCAACTATGCACAAATCTAACGCTGTTCCTGTGTTTAATAGCGAAGAAGCTGTTGAAATTTCGAGTATGAGGCGCTAAAATGGAACGAAAAATCAATTTTGTCGTAAAATTACAACGACCTGTCTGCCGGACACCAATAAAACCTTTACAAAAGCACAAAATTGTAGTAAAATACATAAGAAGACCAAAACACATTAAACAAGGACTAGAAAATGATTGAATTAGCTGAAGAAAATAACGAAAAAAATGAAAATTACAACTTTACCGATTTGAATGAAGTAATTCGTAAGTGGGCTGCATTGACTGGACATGAAAATGACCAAGAATGGTATGTAAAAATGAAAGAAATGTATGAGTAAACCTTATTTTATAGATTTGATTGATGCAGATGACGGAACAGGCGATTCAATTTTACAATTTCCTGATGAATTACTTGCTGAAACAGGATGGAAAGAAGGTACCGTGTTGAATATGAGAGTAGAATCTTCTCCAGCAGGTAATGTTATTATTGTAACTGAGAAAAAAGATGTTTGAAAGTAAATCGTTATTGGCCAAACTAATGGCAACAGAGAATTTAACCATTGAACAACGTAAAGTCAGTACGGCTAGTTTCAATGTTAAAGAACGAATTCTCACTATTCCAATTTTAGATAATAACATTTCCGCACCTGTTATGGATTTGTTTTTTGGCCATGAAACTGGACATGCTCTGTATACACCATTAGAAGGTTTGATGGCTGCCAGAGAAAAGAAGTTGATTCAATCGATTCTTAATGTGGTTGAAGATTCACGCATTGAACGTAAAATTCAAACAAAATATCCAGGTCTTAAAAACTCTTTTGTGAAAGCATATAATGAATTGGTCGAAAAAGATTTCTTTGGTACAAAAGATAAAAATGTTAATGCATTTAACTTTATTGACCGTGTTAATCTCCATTGTAAAGGTGGTGCAACTCTTGCTATTAAGTTTACTGATGTTGAACGC